TCATAAAACTGCCACCCCGATAAATCCATTCTCTATCTGCTGCATTTCCTGTTGCTTTGTATTCGGAAGAACATGAGCATATAAGTCCGCAGTCATGGCCAGGCTGCTATGTCCTAAGATTTTCTGTAGCGTCTGCATGTTTCCGCCCTCTTCTACGTACCGTGTTGCGAAGGTATCTCTGAAAGCATGGTGCGTAAACCTCTCGATTTCTATACCCTGCTGCCGGAGCCGCTTTAAAACGTTATCTATAGCAGATGATACCGTGGATGATGCTATTGCCTTAGCTCCATTACTCCCGATAAAGATATTACTATCCATCTTTCTCGCATGGATTTCCCCGTAAACCATGGACATTTTGGTTTTCTGCATCTGCAAGATTTTTTTTATTGTGTCATTCATAGGAATATCGCGATTACTGGTATCTGATTTTGGCAAAGTCTCCTCAATACCGCCGCCCTCTTTCCAGCTCACGGTCTTGTTTACCCGGATCACATTGTTGATATAATCTATATCCTGCCACTTTAAAGCCGTGATCTCATTAAGTCTCATTCCCGTACACAAGGAAAAACAGAAAAACTCATATAACCATTCCGTCTTGGCTTCTTGCATAAACGCCTGCTGCTCTTCTCTGGTTAATGCTCTGTGAATAGTCTCACTCGCTTTCGGCCGGTCATCCTTCCTTAATGGTTTCACACTGGCAGCAGGATTCTTCATAAGGATTTCATCATCAACAGCCGCGTTCAACACCGTTTTCAGCAGCACTATAACACCATTAGTCATGGATGCACTCAGCTTCTTTGATAAATCCTGCTGCAATTTCACCACTGCACGCTTTTCTATTTTCTGAACCTTAATTTTTCCCAGTACTGGTCTGATATGGTTATTGTACTTCGACCGGTTTATTTTAATGCTGCTGTCCTTGATTGTTCCTCTCCGGGACTTCTCCCATTCATCAAAATATGCGTCCAGTGTTATATTTTTGTTGGAATTATACAGACCTGCCTTAATTTCCTCACGGATCCTGAGCTCATTCTCCGCACATTCCTTTGTGCTACGACCATAGGCACTGTATCTCTTGCCCTCCACGGTAAAACGCTTTTCGAATAAACCATTTTCTTTTTTTCGCATTCCTGATGGTATTCTTGCCATTATATCACCTGTCTTTCTATTGGCAATAGGGCAGCAGTCCGCCGCCCCTGATTGTCTTATTTAATTCCCAGAAAGCTACAAACAAATCTGAAAATTGTATATGTTTGGTCATGATCTGCTTTCTCTAACAGCTCTATGAGTTTCTTTTTATAGTCCATATTAATATCCTCTATTTTTTATTACTCTGGCAATGAATCTATAGAAGAATTCAAGCAGGCTATCATCATTTACCTTCTGTAATATCTCAATAGTTTCTTTCTTGTAATCCATATTAGTACCCCCACTGCTTCTTAAATGAGACAATTACGTTATACAAAAATTTCAGAAATTTCTCGCTCTGGATTTCATTCAAGAGATTTCCAATTTCTTTTTTATAATCCATGCTATACCTCCGTACCACTATCCTATCAGCGTTTTCATGAATACATAGATTGACCTTAGCCAATAAATGTTATCTATCTTCTCCAGCATCTCAATTATCTGCTTTTTGTAGTCCATGTTATGCCTCCGCCACTTTTGCATTGTCCTTTATTCGCTTTACCATCAAATAATTTGCAAGGTTATGTACCCTCTTGAGGTCTTCCGGATCATTCATCATTAAAGCATCTGTAATCAGCCAGAAACGCTCCTGATCTTCCTCTGATAATTCCATAAATGCTTCATTGCCGGAACAAGCTATCCGAAAGAGTTCTGCCAGCTCATAGGTATGCTGTAATGATCTTCTATCTTTGTTAGCCTGGACAACGTCCATAATTGCCTTTCTGCAAGGAACCTGAGTTAAATTACATTTCTCCATTGTTTTCTGCCTCCTGTTCCTTTTTAATCTGCTGGTTATAACATCCTCTAACAAATCCAAAAGCTAAATCTAATAGTTCTACATCATCCATCTTTAACACCATACTAATAATATCTGACTGCCTGGACAATGCTCGAACCTGCTCACGACACATATTCCAACTTTCTTCCCACTCTTTCGCTTCTTCCTTTGCTTCCTCCAGCTGTTTCTTGAGATCTGCGATAATCTCTGTTGCAAGAGCTGTGCTTACTTCTTCTGTCTCCTGTGCCGGAACACCTGTGGCCTGCATCACTTCTGTTTCTTCTGATATTCTTAATGTTTTTTCTTTGCTCATGCTTCATTCTCCTCTCGTTCTAATTCGTGTACATAATCACATACTTTAGCAGATATAAATCCACTCAAAAAAATTACAAGAACGTCCATTACTGATATCATACTTTCGTTCCTTTCTTTTGTTGTCTGAGGGGAATGAGTATGTTATAATACGCACAGCCCCTCAATTTTGATCGTTTGTCGGGTTACTTTGCCTTTATCAGAGTTGCCGCTCTGGTAAGGGCTTTTTATTAAATTGCTTCTACCTGAGACTTTCCAAAGAAACTGGCTTTGTATGTTGCCCCGTCTCCTCTGCTTCCCCAAATCAGAGAACATCCGAATAATGCTGATGCTCCATGCTGTACCTTATAACCAAGCTCTTTCCACTTAGTAAAGGTATTGGTTTCCTCTGTGATTCCTGCTGCCTGTTTCGCTGTCTCGATTCTCTTTGCGTTGATTTCCTCAGCCTTTGCAGATAACCATGCTCTGTGAAGGGATTCCCCAAAGCTGATACCTTTTGTCTTACGGTAGATCTTCCATGCTTTCAACATGATTTTGCTGAGATTGTACTTCATTATGCTTTCCTCCTTTGCTTTTCAAGGTTTCTCAGTCCTTCAAGCATCTTCCTGACTATTGATATGCCCTATTGCGATTCTCACAGGTATATGGCTTGAAGTATTGGGGGCTTTCGGCTCTCCCGGCTGTTGTCTGTTCCCTTGAACTGATTATATTATATATCTATTTACACCAATAGTCTATTGACATTTTCGCTATATTTACACCAATATATTTATGCATTTTATATATTTACATCAATAGATTTTTGTGGTATACTTCATGTATAGTGGAAAAGGTGTATCTATATTTACCCTCCCCTATTATCACTAAGAAAGCAGGTGCCAATATGCCAGAGGAAAACAAAGTAAGTAAGGCTCAACAAAAAGCTGTAAATAAATATGTGAAAAACAATTATGATCGCATTAATGTAACTTTTCCTAAAGGCCAAAAAGAAATTATCATGCAAGCAGCAGAAGCCTCCGGGGAATCCGTAAACGGCTATATCAAAAAAGCAGTTGATGAACGAATGAAACGGGAAAACATTAAGTAGAATCCTTAATTCAAAGAAATAGTATATTTATCCAGGCAGCCAGTAGAGCGGCTGTGGTTCCCTGATCCTGAGCCTTGACAGGAGGGAATGCTTATGAGCGATTATGAGATTTTTATGATCATTCTGACGACAGCCAGCTTAATTGTATCTATCCTTACATACACACATAAGAAATAGCCGCCCTGCTCTCTGGTAAAGAATAGGCGGCTACGTCTTAAACATATATCTTGCCAGGACGGGGAACCTTGACTTCCCTTACTGGCTGTCTTGATAAGTATATTATATGCCAGCTTCCGGGATTTGTCAATTTCCCGTTGCAAATCACCCATATCTCTTACTATCCCCATTTTCTTCTTATACCGCTTCGAGGTATGCCAAATCTTTCACCGCTTCAAGTCGTTTCTTACAATCCCTGTATATCTCCTGATAATGTTTCCCTCGCATAATTCCCAGATCAACCTCATGCAAAATGATATTTTCCATTAAAGACAGGTTATTAAGCTGCATCACCGTAGCTTCGTCCCTTTTATTGATTCCTGCCATTTTATTTGCCAGCCTGGAATAAGTCATATAAAGCATTTCTGCATGGCTGCTGCCCTGTCCCTTTGCATACTCAACAAGTTTCTGGATTGTATCGGTTTCTGCTTTTCGAGTAAGCTTTCCTGCTTTTCGGGTTTCAATCCACATCTGAGTAGATTTTTCACGAATAAAGTTCTCCATCTGATTAAATGCCCGGATATACTGCAATTTCCATTCGAGGGCTTCTCTCCCAGTAAACCCCATTGCTAAAAGAGAAAAGCCATCACGATTCATATAAAATTTTCTATATGATTGCCCGTTACCGGATTTGTAAGAAGAAATCTTAAACATTATTTTCACAGCTGAATTTTCAGCAATGAGATTATCAATACTCTGCAAAACATTTTTATGTTCTTTTCCAAACTTCTCAGCTACCTGCAAGCTGTCACATACTGCTTCATCGTTCTTTAAATACACAAGTTCGTTCATACTGCACGCCTTTCTTTAGCTATATCCAAAAATACCATCTTATTCCATCAATTTATTAATTTCTCACCGCTTTCTCACCGCTTCGATCAAATATATCGACTGTTAATCGACAGTTCAAGCACTCCCTGTTCTCGCCGTTTTACTTCCATTTTTCACGGCTTCCTCACGGCTTCGATTGGAGTAACACTGAAAAATCAGCAATAGCGCCTGACCGTATTTCTCATAATAGATTCTTTATTGAACCGTAGGTTCGGCAGCAGGATTTTTATTAACTGCCAGCATCACCGTTTCTGCAATTTTATCGTCCCATTTAGCCTTTTTATTTGCTCTCCCTTGCAACTACTCTACAATCGTTTCTTGCCCTGTTTTATCCTTGTGTTGCTGTATTTTCAGACCTGTTCTGTCTCAGTCGCTCTCCCATCTGCTGCCGCTGTTCCTCTGTGTACTGCCTTGGCGGAGAAATCCGGATCCAGGCTACCGGAACATGAGCGCAAATACTTCCGTCCTCGTTATCCGCAATGATCTGGCAATCTTCCGGGTGCTTCTCTGCCAGCTTGCGGATTACAGACTTATACCGACCCTGTGAGAATGATAAAGTTGCTCTGGTATCATTGGTCATAAATTCAATTACATTTTCGTTACATCCATCCATAAAAATCTCCTTTTTGTTTTGTTCGATAATATTTACAGTCTTATTTTTCGGGATTCGCTCAGGCTTCGTTCTAACGCATTTTACTCTTTTAGGGGCTTCGAAATCTCCGAATGTCTATGCGCGCGTAATCGTGTCATTAAACTCTTTTACGTGCGCATTATCGTGTCCACGAATTCCCATACTCCCGTCATTTTTTGTCTAAAAATCCATCAATTTGTAATCATCTTTAATATCATCAGGCAATCCCTTAAAAAGGAAATTCTGAGGCATTCTTCGCAATGTTCCAATAATTTCAAATCGCTGTTCACTCTCCAACATGGCTTTTATTTCCGGATATTCTTCTGTACACTTGGTATACCATGACTTCTGTTGTGGCGGAGAATACCGGGGATCATCACGCACATACAGGAACAGCCACTCTATACACAGGCTCATTGTAAATTGAACATACACCCCACATTCGTAATAATATTGAGCTATCATTAATGCATCATGGAGTGTAGTTGTTATCTGCTCTGGTTTCTGATAATGTCCCTCTGGATAATATTTCACGATACATTCATCTTTTATGAAACTCCATGGAGCAATGGATACAAACGGAGCATGATCCGCCTGCACTTTCATTACCATCTGAGCTCTTTGGTATAAAGCATCAAGCCTTTTAATCAACGGACTTCCCATAATTCACCACCGCCTTTAAATATGTAAATCCTTTGCCTGTTTCTTCGTACCATTATGGCCCTGTGATTTCTTTCTGGCATTTTCCCTTTTGCAAGCTCTCAACCACTGATGCAGCTCCGGCACACTCGTAGTTCTTATCGTTACACGCTTATTTCTTCTCGGCATTTAATGCTCCTTCCTATCAGATTAAACCCGTCCGATTCATAAATCTATCATTTACCCCTCTTCTGTGATTTCTGTTCCTGTTCTACTCGTGACATCAATTCTTCCATAGCTTCCAGACGTTCAATCATATCTACATTTTTTGTCCACTGAGAACACTGTGACAATGCCGCATTAGCCGCATTCACTCTGATCTGCGCTGGCACTTCCGTATCAGTAGCCGTATTGACCAGCACTGCTGCACATTCTCCCAGTTTTCCTTGCAGGTATGCGATTGCTCCCGTTACAGCTTCATTTCTCGCCTCGGAATACTTACGTTGAAAACTGTCTGTGTGAATTACAGTATAGATTGTAGGTCTGGGAATCTTCGTCTTTTTAGATATCTCACTTATATTCGGGCATGTTAAAAACGCCTGCACCAAGATGTCCTCGCGTGCCTCTGCTGATATACCTCTTGCCATAATAATCACCCCTAACTAATCAATGATATTTCAAATACATAAAAACAGACGGTTTTGACAGGTTCTGCTCTAACCTTTAAAACGGATATCTATTACATGCCTGTAATGCCGCCCGGAACACAGCCAACGTTTTCTTCCGGTACGCATAAAAATCTTTACGATCAAGCGCAACAAACTTCTTTTTGTTCATCTTGTCATAGCTCATTCCAATTACGATACAGCAGTATAATTCGTCAACAATGTTCGGATACACCTCCGCTGCACACTGCAACAGCAATATCTTGTCACGCATCTCAAGATTCTTGCAAAATTCACCCAATCTCTTATCTTCATCTTCTGAAAATCCATAATCTTCATAAGTCGCTTCTCTTGTAAGCATTGAATCCTCCCTGTATTTCCCCTGCCACACTTTCTGCATGACAGGGAATTATTCTATGCCATCTCAAACGGGTTTCTGCCGCTTGTGTCTCGTCTCATCTGCGCTTCTTTCATCATCTCGTCAAACAGTGTTCTGCGGTTGATCTGAGCTGTAAATCGGTAGCTTCCACCGCCCGTCTGTCGTCCTGCTGTTTCTTCCCGGACGATCTTTCTGAGTAAGGCTTCAGGTGTCTCGATATTGTTACCTTGTTTCTGGTCGCCTAAGACCGCAAGGAACTCACTTCGAGGTGGAATAACTGCGCCTTTTGCCAGATATGGAACCGTATTGACTCTTGGTAAATTCATTGAGTATTTACCCCATCTCCGCTTCCCATCAGGGGTTGTAACATCGTAAGAAAATGTAAATGCCTTCTCAATACCGGAAAGAGAAGAATTAACATTGCTGATCGTGCTGTTAACCTTATTAACTACTTCATTCAGAATCCCTGCGATTCCTGTTACTGCCCCGGAAATCCCATTAATCAGATTATTGCTCATCTCATTTCCAATCGTATTCATATTTCTGGCAAGTCCGTTTAAACTATCCTTTGTACTACGCACCATCTGAGTTATCAACTGAGCAATTCTCTCACAAGCTTTTTCCCATTTCTTAGTCATTGTGTTATACTGACCTGAAAAATGGCTCTCCACAGTCTTCTGCATCTCGCCAAGCTTTAAATTGGCAGTCTGCTTCATTTTATCCAGATTTTTCTTTACTTCTGATGCCGAATTCCCCCAGTTTGTCACTGTGGTTGTATTCACACCTCCAGAAGCATCCTCTGCTGCTTTCTTTACTCCTGCAAGATTAGTCTCCGCATCCGTTTTCATTTTTCCAGTTGAACTGCTTATTGTCTTCTGAGCCTCAACAATACTAGAATCAACACTGCTTTTTGTCGCCTGAGCTGCGGAAGGAAACTCCTGTGCCAGTTTTTTATTCAACTCATCCAATGGGACTCCTGCTTCTTTCAGGGCATTATAGACAATATTAAAAGCATCCTGCGCATTGGCCGCTGATCCGCTTGTATTATTAAATACTTCTAAAACACCTCTGTATGTTCCTGCATACTCACTAGAAGATACACTGAGATCATATAGTACACTTCTGATTCCTTTTATTGATTCTTTCACAGTTATTGAAGATGTATCTATTGTGGAAGAGCTTTCAGAAAAACCTTTTCCCAGAGCTTGCACCTTACCTGTCATTTCTTCAACAAATGCACTTGACACTCCGGCTTGCGCTCCATATTGCTCAAGGATCTGCGTTGCTTTCTCAGCCGATACGCCATATTCGCCCAATTTCTGAACCATGCTGTCATACATCTCACTGTTTGACTTACCGGCAATCTCATCTGCTTCTACTAAAGCCCACAGTTCTTCTACCTGTTTGTTTGTAATTGCATGAGCTTCGCCCATCTTGCCAGCATAATCATGTAAGTATCCACCTGTCTGAGTTAAAATTCCGTTTCCGCCCTGCGCAGTTTCTACTAACTCAGCAATTTTCTTCGTAAGCATAACCGTTCCGGCAGTGACCAGTGTAATTGCACCGGCAGTCCCAACTAAAGAGCCCAAAGAAGATGCAAATGTAGCAATGCCGGATGTAGATCCAGCAAGTGCACCATTGGTCAGATTAGAAATATTTCCCGCTAATGTCTGTACTGATTCCTCTGCAATCAGCTTCTTTCCAATAGTGGTAACAAGGAATTTTACCAGGCTTCCAATGCCCGTTATATCCGCAATCTTTACCGCGATAAACGCCTTACCCAAAAAAGCAGCTATTTTCCCTGCGGTTCCGCTTGCCTCCAAACCATCGAACAAACCACCCAGTGTCCGGGTAATCGCAGTTATTACCTGTTTCAGATGCTTCACCCAGTTGATCTGTCCCAGCATCTCACCAATTCCCTGACCAAAAGCCTCCCAGTCTGTTTTTTCTGCCATATCAACCAGTGAACTGCATAAGCTATTTAGGAAAGCTTCCAGTTTGCGCCCATTATTTTTCCAGTCGAACTCTGAAATAAAGGTATTAATTCCTCCAGCAATGTTATTTACCAGACCTGTCCAGTCAAATCGCCGGGTAAAGCTGTACAATGTGGTAAATGCTCCATTCAGGCCAGTTGCCAGTGTATCCGCTATCTCACGGAAGGAAATCCTTGAACAGATTCCATTAAGACCATCCGCTATCGCTTTTCCGATTTCAGAAAATGGCAGATTATGTACCATTCCATTAAAGATATCCCAGGTAATCATGAACCGGTTTGCTATGAGCTGCCCCAGATTATTCCAGTTGACTTCTTTTACTAGTCCGGTAATTCCTTCTGCGAATTTCTTTCCCAGATTTTTCCAGTCTATTCCGGTTATCAACAGATTTAAAGTATTAACAACCGTATTGATTCCCGCACCAACGGTCCTTCCCAATAATTTCCAGTCTACATTATCAACCAGGCTGTTAAATGTCCGGGTAAAAGCATCACAGAATTTTGTTATCTTTGGACCGACCTTTTTCCAGCTGATTGCTTCATAGACTTTTTTAAGCCCCTTATTTATTCCACTGGCAATATATTTCCCAAGGCCTTCCCAGTCTTCCGATTTGATTAATTTCTTAATCTTATCCGCAATTCCTTTGATCGAATTAGCAACAGGAACCTTCTTAAACATCTGTGCCGGTGTAGGTGCTGTATACCCTCCGGTATCTCCTATGCCATTTCCATCTGCTACCAAATCATCATTTTTATTTGATGTATACCGTTGGATCTCATCAAGAGTAGAAAGATATCCTTCTGTTTCTTTATTGGCCTTCTTGGTATTTTTAGCTGCCTGATTCGTATTTTTTGAAGTCTTTTCCAGTCCTGCTGCATAGTCTTCCTGAACACCAACTGCTTTTACAAAACTGTTCTGCCCGGTCAGTGCCGCAACGAACATTCCAACATAAGTGATCGCTCTGGAAATCATATCAATAAATCTTGACATGATCGGAGCTACCACGGTGAGGACAGGTGCAAATGCTGTAGCAAACGAGTTCTTCAGCCTCGTCATACTGGACATTAAAGACGATATTGCTGAATTGGTACTGTTAGAATACTGTGCCAGATTTTCAAATCCACTTTTTACACCATCACTGACAGCGCTTATCGCCCGGGATACCCCTGAAAACAACAATGACATTCCCAGCATCCGGGAAAGGCTCATTCTCGACCGGTCCGTCTGCTTGTTCAGATTGAACATGTTCTCTACAGCTTTTTTCATTGCCGAAACCATGCTCTTGATAGCAGAACCAGCACGCCTTAATGCGGAGCCCATATTCTTCACAACCATACCTACACGGGCAGCAGCTTTCTGCAAATTCTGCATTACCTGCACAAGTCGGCTATTTTTCTGCCGGTATTCCGCAACCTTATTCTTTAGTTTATTGTATGAAGAGTACAGCCTTCCATTTATGTGTTCCAGCTTCTGCGATTCCGTATTATACTTCTCGGCTGTCCCCTTATACGCATCTGTAGATTTAGGATTTACGTAAGCCCTTCCGGATGCCTGCATCTCTTTCTGTTTCCGCTGTAACCTGTCAATATCCGCCCAGATGTCGTCCATCTGTTCGTCAAGTTTCTTCAGCGGCGCAGAATTTATTGAAAATCCCATATCCAGCCATTCACGCTGTTTTGTTTCAACCTTTTCAAACTCATCTTCCAGAGCTTTTATATCGTCTTTGAGCTTTTTATATTCTTCTGTCTCGATTCTGACCTTGCTCAGTTCTTCAAGCTTTGATTTTAGCTCTGATACTTTACGTTCCTGCTTCTCGTAGTTCTGATACAGGTCCGTTATCGCTGTTATCTGCCTCTGGAAAGAACTTTTTGCTGAATCACCCATCTTCGATACCTGCGCGGATATCCTAGTCATTCCAGCCTTTACAGCGTTCACTCCTTTCGACACACCGCCGGTATCTATCCTGGTATCAATGATAATTGAACCATCTGCCATGTTATATCTGCCTCCAAACTATTTGAGGTTCGGGCACTGAATCCTGTTTCCAATGCCGTTATATACTCAGGACCATCCCGTTACCAGGACAGCCCTGTTATGTAGCTACGCTTCGGCTACTTCTTTCTTTGCGTATTTGTCAGTATACTTTTTTATCCTTTTCTGCTGCGCCTTTTCCCTTGCATCCAGCTCTTTTTCGATGATTCCACCAATTACAGTGATAATCTGCTCTGCAAAGGTCTCTCCGCTTTCCAGGACTGTAAACGGACTGGTAATCTTGAAGAAGCTCTCTGATACAGGAGCACCAAACAACAGATCAATCTTCTCCCCGGCTTCCTTTTCCAGATCTGGAAGAATTTCCTCGAAGTCTTTGTCCTTGATTTTGTCATTGATTCCAGTAAAAAACGCTGCTGCCTCTTTATACCTCTTTAAAATACCTGCATCTGAAGGAATAAATCTGAACACGCCCAGATCATTTCCGTCTTGATCAGTAATCTGGTATGTCTTCGCACCGGTCTGAACTACTACTTTCTCCATTAATCCTCATCCTCGCTTTCCTGCTCTTCTGCTTTCAGCTGTTCTTCCAGCTCGTTAAGTTCTTTGATATTATCCATGCATTCAATTGCTTTATCCGCTGTAGCTTTCACGGAATTACGTACCTCATCACTTTGAACGAAATCCGCATAAAGCTCTCCGATATGTCCAGCCGCATTAGCCAGAGAACTAAATACCCCCTTCTGCAACCTCATTCTTTCCGTGTATAAACGTCTCTGATCTGAAATCTGTTTCTTTCTTCCCATGTCACTTACCTCCATTCTGTCTGTCATAAATCGCTGCTAGCTCACACACAATCACAAATAACAAAAGACCAATAACTACCACCAAAATCACCTCCGCAACAATGAAATATTACCTGTTATATATATTTTACCATCAAACCTGACCACAGTTGTGGTACATGTTTACCACAGTTTGCACCATTTTCCATATCGTGATATGATCTTTAATGGCAATAATCCCATATTATTACTTTTTTATACTGGCAACCGGATTATTTCTTTTGGCTTTGTTTTCCAGATCTTTTGCTACTACTAAAAGAAGGTCCTCACACAACCGGGAATGATGATGATTCTTCCGTAATACTTCTATCTCTTTCACCACTCCCTGCCAGTATACATCGTCTTCAGGTCTGCCCGGAGGATACAGCTTTTTGTATAACCTCCAGCAGTCCGTGAAGATGTCATATATCTGCTTTAATTCTTCTTTATCGTTCACTGGTTACTCCTCCGGCATGATATAGACTCTTTCTTTATCTTCATTCTTTTTTAACATATCCTCTGCAATTTCCTTTGCACGTTCCTCATTTTTATATGTGCCCATAACTTTAAAAGAATTTGACACAAATCCTCCATACACGATCGCTGCTTTTATCTGAGCATCGTCATAAGGTGCAAGTAATATTTGTATTCTTCCGGAATTAAAATCAGTAACCTCGCTTAAATTCTGCATTAAAATTTTCATGTTCATTATCCTTTCCGGCGGTAAGCCGCCTATAAAATCCATTACAAAATCCAACTACAGACTACAACTACAATCGTTCCAAAAAGTTTAAAGTTTTCTTTATATACCCTTATATCCCTATATTATTATCTTTTATATATTTCTTTTTATAGGATGTAGTATTTGTAGAATATGTAGAAACACTTGTAAATACTGAGTTTAAGCGAACTACATTCATTCTACAAACTTCACTACAATCCATAAAAACAACCGCAAAATTACTTAATCAAACGGAAGCTCCATTTGTTCTTGCTCTGAAACAACAACAAACTCAGAATTTTCAGATTCCTCTTCTGTAGTTTTCATTGCTATTTTTCTGAAGCCTCGTTGTTGTCCATATCCATCAAATTTACGTGGGGTTTTAAGCCTTTCCCATCCCGGTATTTTAGCAACGATATTATTTATTTCTGATGCCTGCCAATTTTTTGGTGGTATGGTTTCCTTTAATGCTTCGAACCATATTTCTCTAGCACATACCTGTGTTTTACCTTCCAGGTATTCCTGAATAATCCCCCGCTTGCCATCATCCGCCATATTCGCCTCTTGAAGCTCTTTAGCCTGCTGCATACAGTTTTCCGGAAGTATCAACTGCGGATCTTCGTTTTTCCAAATATGTACTGCTTCCGCCCATGCCTGTTTTATATCGTCCATAGCTTCTGGTATAAAAAGGCTCTTAAATGGTTTTGTAACGCCTGTGTGAATAATAAGAAAACGCCTGTTTCCTGTTTCATCCTGCAAGAAATCATCTTTATTAGTTGTCCCGGCGAATACACACTGCCTGTAAAATGTATCAGCCCTACGCTCATAAGGGATTCTGTATTTGTCCTGTGTGGCTGTCAGGAATCGCTTTACACTCTCCACACCGCCCGCCGTCCTTGCCAATGATTTAAGCTCTGCAAGCTCAATTATCCATGAGCCTGTAAGAGACTGCACTGCCTTGTCTGAATCCAGACTGTCTAAGGAATCATTGAACCAGGAATCGTCTAAAGCCATCAATTTCAGAAATGTGCTCTTGCCAATTCCCTGTGAACCCTGTAATATGATTGTATAATCAAATTTGCTTCCGGGCTTATACACTCTTGAAACAGCTCCTAGCATCCATAAGCGCATTACCTGGTATGTATAATCAGAATCCTCTGCTCCAAGATATTCCGACAGCAGGCTTCTTATATGCTCTTTTCCATCCCATGTAAGGGAATCCAGTAATTCTCTTACTGGGTGGAATTTATTCCGCATAGAAACATTTTTCAATGCATCTGCAAAGTCCTGTCGGCTTTTAAGCCCATAATCAGCCTGTATCAGTGAAAATAGGGCTGAATCATCATGACTGCTCCATGCTCTGCAATTATTCTCATTTTCCCATGGTACACTACCATATAAGTAAGGTTGCTGTGCAAACTCATTAAGGCGGATTTTCCCGGCGAAACGACTGTCTTTATCCATAACGACTTCAAAATTATGTACAAGCTGTTTTACGCTTTTTACATTTCCATCTTCATCATAGTTGCAGTCAAGGAATTTAAAGACTAATGCCGGACCTCCAACTACTTCGTCCTTGCTTTTTTGTGTTACAGTTCGTTTTTTACCTGTATCCTGCTTCTGATCTTGCTGAACATCTGTGCAAATGCTCTCTGTATCATCAACATTCCTTATTAAATTTTCAAATTCTTCAACAGTATGTCCCTCTTCAAAATAATCAGTTATATCTGCTTTTGGCGTATCGGGCATCGGAACAATTATCTTTACACTCTTAGAAATTCCTTTTAAATCTTTTTCAATAGCAGCTGCCAGTTTCTTCCCTGGAGCATCATTATCAGCCAGAATGACAACTTCAGCACCCGTACACAGTTCTGATACGTTCTTATTCCAATCATTAGCCCCGCCACATGAAAAAGCAGTATAGCCTTTCTTTACCAGTGTATTAACGTCCTTTTCACCCTCAGGTATAAAAATCGGTTCGTTTCTTTCAATGGCTTCTTTTATTCGTGGAACACTTCCGAATATTGCATTGAATTCCTTTTTGTTCCTTCCTTTCAAGCCATATTTAAACCGCCCATCCTTAAGTATTCCGAAAAGCATTTTCTTACCTTCAAGGCGTATTTTTGTGTAAGCATATTCGCCGTTAATAGATACGTAATTGTATACAGCCTCAATCTTTCTTTTCTCTCGGCTTTCTATGTACATTCGCCAGCGTTCCTTTGCCAATCCATCCCCATAAAATAAATCTGACATTTTTAATCCTGCTGCAATAACAACTTCCTCGGTACTACATCCAGCATGACACTTAATCAATGCTCGATCATTACCATCCGTAAGTGTTAAACTAGCCTCTGTATCTACATGTGCCGGACAAATGCATTGCGCCTTGCCTGTCCCACGTTTCATAACTTGAAAGTGCGATAAAATCCTTTCAAAAGTCAATTCTTATCACCTTCCAACTCTTCCAAAAGTTCTCTTGCACTCTCCAAAGCCCGCAAAGTATTCTCTCCTCGATTCTCAAGTGTGCGAATAAACTTTCGGATTTCCATTGTGTCTCCTGCTGCCGGAAGATAATATCCTCCTGGCGGCGTGGTACTCGATAATATGACTTTCCCTGATCTGCGCTCTATCTCAATCTGTTTCTGAAGCATTCGAACGCTGGAAAAATGGCATTTCACAGTAAGATACTCTGGCGTTAATGCATTTTTTTTACCTGGCAGCAGATGTTCATATACTCCCATAGAATCACCACCTTATTCTGAAATCTCATCCAGATACTTTCTGATTTTTGCTACATTCCAATACACTCTTCTGCCAACACAAAATTTTGCACCTGCTGCCATACCAATCTGCGTTGCTGTCTGTCTTCCTGAATTCAGCATTTTCTGCAATCCAGCAGTATCAACACTTAATGCGTCCGAAAATGTACTTGAGTACGATGTTGTTTTTCTCATAAAAAATACCTCTTCTTTCTGTCTGATTTCACATTGCCTTATGTGTTTCTTTATGGTATTATTGTAATATAAAGTTTCGCTAAAAACAAACAACAGTTTCTGTTTTCTATAAGAAAATTATAAATTGATTTAGAATCTTTAAGAATGATTTAGAATTTTTTAGTTAGTCACAATAAAAAAACGAAACAAAATTTGTTTCGATATTAAAAAAAAGGGGATTTCTACTATGAAACGAAAAAATTATTACGGGGCAGAATGTGCCAAACGGTTAGATTTACTTATGACAGAGCTTGATATTAAAGCCCCTGCACTTGCTGATTTATCTCATTACTCTTCACAACAAATTCGCAATTTCCGTAATTTTCGAAGACCAATGACTGTCGAAGCAGCTCACTCAATAGCTCCTATTTTAGGAGTACGACCAGAATATTTATTATGTGAGGATAACTGTAAAACACCAGAAGAGTTTAATGAAGCTACTCAAAAAAGAAAAATTAGCAATTTGCTTAATATGGAAATTTCATCCAGCATCACACGTCTAGCTCATTTAATTGGCGAAAATCTTGAAAATCAAAACGAAAATAGTTCTATTTCAGACAATGATCTACGTGAATTTCATCAAGATATTTCAGATTACATTCAAATGCGGACAGAAAAATGGTTACTACCCAGACTCAAAGAAAAACAGGAACCTGAAGCATAAAGAAAAAAGCACCCAATACCAATTAAGGCGTTGCGTGCTTTCATTTTTATAAAATATTAAATTTTCATTTAATCCCCTTTAAATACCATGTTGTTTTAGAAACAAAATTTTGACTTTGTAAGGTACTTTTTACAAGACAAGCTCTAATTTCTTTCCCAATATCAGATGATATCTGAATTAAGGTTTCCATTTTACTTGTCCCCTTAATTATCCCCTCATCACACTTCATTTCAAATGTATTTTGTCGAATATTAATTCCCGTCAAAATTCCGTTCTCTTCTACCTCTTCATTAACTATGTCTTCAATAGAGTCTAATGTACAAATAACATCCTCTACCCTATCATGAACAATGTTAATTTTTCTTATTCCTGCGGAATTATCTGTCCAATTCATTTCCAAATTTATTCCATCTATCCCTATATTTTTTAACCACTCTCTATAATGATTAATAGTTCTTTTTCCAAATGGAGAAATATACCTAACTAATTTCTCTGCATCCGTACTATTTTCAAGTATATCAAACAAATCACATATAATGTTTTCTGTTTGATTAAAATTCGATGTCAATTCCATTTGTTGACATTCCTTTTCTAATACGACTCCAAAAGATCCTGGATACATACTTACAATTTTAAAATCAGTTGCTCTTTGCGCATTAGTTTTAAATTTTCCACGCATTCCCCTTGATCCATCTGAAACAGTAGCTATACTATCAAGCAGCGCTTGAAATCCCCCGAGAACTGAAACCAATATCCTATTGGATATTTTTCCATATTCAATAGTTTCTCCATACATTCTTAATGATATAGTTTCTTTTTCCTGAGCTGCTAAAATATGTTTTCGTTGTTCAGAAAGATCTTTTAATTTTCTTCTTAACTCTGAAAGCATAAATTGTGTAATTGCAGATGTCTCATCTTTAGATTCTTGTAAATTAGCAATTTCTTTTTCTGTATCTTTAATTTTTCTGTTTATAGCATTAATCGCTTGCATCGCCAT